ATGTTGGATGAGCAACAAGAGGGTGCAAGCAGGTTCTTTTACTGTCCTAAGGCTTCTAAGAAGGAGCGAAATATGGGGTTAGAGGACGTAGAACCGACGACCGTTGATGACGGAAGGAACAAGCCCATCGACAACCCATTGTTGCGTGGAAAGACACCTAGACAAAACACGCACCCAACAGTCAAACCTGTTAAACTGATGGAATATCTAATTACGCTCATAACCCCTCCGAATGGGATTGTCCTTGATCCGTTCTTTGGCTCCGGTACGACTGGTATCGCCGCAGTAAAATTAGGGTTTCATTATATAGGTTTTGAATTGAACCCGGAATATTGCAAGATAGCAGAAAAGAGGATTGAACCGTATTTGAAGCCGCGGCCAATATTTGAACTATTCAAAGGAGGATGAACTATGAACCGTTTTAAATGCCCTGCTTGCGGTGGGAATCAATATACAGCATGTAGTACAGCAGAATGGTGTATATACTGCGGCAACAAGGAATTGAAGAAAATGGAGACATTGGATCCGAAGGAGGACGAGGAAATGATAGAAATTAAGTTTAAAAGGAATGACATTTATGAATTTAAAAATTAAGCAATTGCGAAACAGGCTGGAATACCTAAAAGGACAACGTGACCAGCTTCAGAAAACCATAGATGACCTGAAGGAGAAAATCCGGGATGATAAACGAATGCTTATAAGATACGAGCGAGCGTTGGAAATTGTGAAGCAGGTAGGATTACTTACACAAAAACAGTTGGAATATCATCTTGCAGAACAGGTCAGTTTAGCAATGGAAGCAGTGTTCGATAATCCTTATCATTTGAAAGTAAACTTCCAAGAAAAACGTGGAAGAACTGAGGCTGAAATACTGTTCGTGAAAGGAGACCTAGAATTCCCACCGCTAGGTAATGCCGGTGGCGGGACAATAGATGTAGCATCATTAGCTTTACGGATAGCGTATTGGAGTATGAGACGGGACAAGAAAATCCGACCTTTACTGCTATTAGATGAGCCATTTTCACAGCTGAAAGGTGAAGTAGCAAATCGCCGAGCGTTAGCTATCATCCAGGAAATTAGCCATAAGTTAGGACTCCAAATAATTATGATAAGTGATGAACGGGTTTCTCGGGAGGATATAATTGCCAATGCGGATAAGGTTTTCCATGTACACCAGAAATCCGGAGTAAGTTCAGTTAAGGAGATTGCCTTGTGAATAGAAAACAACATTTATAAAAGAAAGGAGAGATTAAAATGAAAAAAACAGACGATAATCGAATATTAATATCGGCAATTTTTATAATGAGCTTATTGGTGTCAAATGTGGTGGCCGGCAAGGTGGTAGACCTATTCGGGTTTATAGTTCCAGCTGCAGTAGTAGCTTATGCTATCACTTTCCTTTGCACGGACGTGATAGGAGAGATATGGGGGAAAGAAGAAGCTAATAAACTAGTTAAGGTTGGCTTTATAGCGCAAGTATTCGCCCTAATCCTGATAATATTGGCAATAAAGCTGCCCCCGGCGGTGTTTGCTCAGGAATATTCAAGTCAATTTAATGTAGTCTTGGGCCAAAGCGCAAGGGTAGTTTTTGCAAGTTTAGCAGCTTATTTAATATCACAGTTTAATGATGTATTCGTATTCCATAAGCTAAAAGATAAAACTAAAGGTAAACATAAATGGTTAAGGAATAACGTAAGTACAATGACAAGCCAGTTGATTGATACGGCGATTTTTATAACAATAGCATTCTATGGAGTAGTACCGAATCTTCCATGGATGATATTTAGCCAATACTTTATTAAGTTTTGTCTAGCTTTATTGGATACTCCGTTCTTTTATCTCTTAACTAGGAAAAATTAAAAGTGGAAGCATAAAAGACTCTACCATTTGGAGGAGAAGTAAAACAATTGAATTAGTGAACATTCTATAGATGATGTAAACAAAATCTATGATAAGAGGAAAGGAGGGATAACATAGGTATAGGTAAAACATTTCTCCACATATGTTATTCGACGACAAAGAATTGCATTAATAACTATAGTTACGGTATAATTTGTGTACAATGTAATGCATGCGGAAGGATTAACCCTGAACGACAAAGAGAAGATGCCTTGAGAATATGGAGAGAAAAATTAGAAGATGAGTTAAATTTCAATCAGTGGCATAATGATCCGGAAATTAGGGCCCTGCAAGAACAGAATCGTCAAGCTAATATTGAGTATTTTAAAGCCAAGATTGCAGAGCTGGAAGCTAGTTCTTGAAAACAGGAGGGAATATACTGAAACGCTATTGACCGGAAAACATGATATTGGCAAAGCTATATACAAGTCAATACTCCATTAAAAAAAAATTTTGACTTCATTCAAATTTTTTTTTCCAAAAAAACTTTACTTGGTTGGGCAGCTTTCGATATAATTATTAACAGAGAATCTTTAGGCTCGGCTTTTAACCACCATGGCTGATTCGACGGCTTGAAAAGCTGTGCCAGCCATTGGGAGGGGAGTCCTTTTGGCCAATATAAAAGAATTTATTAATGAAAACGGGAATTTTGACAAAAAAGGTTTTCGGAGGAAACTTCGAAAAATCGGGCAACGAAAAATGAGAGAAGAACGTTTGAGCCGGAAGAACACTTTCGGAGTACTTGACCTCACTCCGTTCAATGCAGTCAACCTAATAATAGACGGAAAAGATGCAACAATTGTTTATAAATGATTGATTTTGGGAATCCTTTCTCCTATATATTTTATATATTTTCGATTTGAAGGGCGGGTATAAGTACCCGTCCTAACCTATTGGTTTTGATAATCAAATTGAGGTGAATTATGTCTTCGAAAAAGAAAGGCTTTACTCGAACCAAGTTTGGCGATAACGATGCAAAAAAGAAAAAATCAACTATGAAACCAAAAACATTACTCCCTATGCCTCCAAAATCCGTATTGGATAGTTTAAAACTTACTCCAAAACAACGCCTATTCGTGCAAGAATACTTAATTGACCTTAATGCAAAACAAGCATCGATAAGGGCGGGATATAGCCCGGCGAATGCAGAATTCCAAGGTCATCAACTCATAAATAACCCCAAAGTGAAGCAAGCTATTGAATTAGCTATGTATGAGCGGGAACAAAGGACTAAGGTAACTCAGGACAGGGTGATTGAGGAGCTTGCAAAGATAGCTTTCTTGAATCCAACAGACATAATCAACGAATACGATGCATCATTACGCAACGGCGCCGCCCGAGAAGATACCGCTGCAATATCATCTATCCGAGTAAGAAGAACTCCGTCTAAGAATGGAATGGGGATTGAACGGGAAATTAAATTGCATGATAAGATTCGTGCATTGGAGTTGCTTGGTAAACATTTAGGATTGTTCAATGATAAATTGAATATAACAGCCGATGCAGTGGTAAGGATAGTGGATGACTTAGGCGATTCAAAAGATAAAGATGATGCAACGGAGACCAATAGCGAAATCGAGGAATGATGCATATGATGACGGCTCCGGTGGTAGATGTCCGGCTTTCGGAATTAATTGCACCATCCTTTTATGAATTGCATAGGGAGCTAAAAGAGGAACTGTATGATGAATATTGGCTAAAAGGTGGACGTGGTTCAGGAAAGTCCACTTTTATTAGTATTGAAATAATTCTAGGGATGTTGAGAGACCCGGATGCAAACGCAGTAGTTTTCCGGCGGTATCAAAATGAACTCCGGGATTCAGTCATCGGTCAGTTTGAATGGACTATTGCAAAGATGAATATGGGCCATCTGTTCCACGTACAAGTTAGCCCTATGCAGATCATTTACCTTCCTACAGGGCAACGGATTATCTTTCGCGGCGCAGATAAGCCAACGAAGTTGAAATCAATCAATATCGGTAAAGGATATATCAAATATGCATGGTTTGAAGAGTTAGACCAATTCGGCAGAATGGATGAAATACGAAACATCCTGCAATCAGTATTCAGAGGTGGAGACCAAAGGCGGGTAGTATTCTTCTCATACAACCCTCCAAAATCATCTCGTTCATGGGTGAACCAAGAGGCGAAAATGCCGAAACCGGGAAAACGAGTGCATCATTCGACGTATTTAGATGTTCCAAAGCATTGGCTGGGAGAAAGGTTTTTAACTGAAGCAGAGCACCTGAAACAAGTTAATGAACTTGCATACAGGCATGAATATCTTGGAGAAGAAACTGGAACAGGCTTGGAAGTATTCACCAATGTACAACTTGAAACCATTACCGATGAACAAATTGCGCGGTTTGACCGAATACGTCAGGGATTGGACTTTGGTTATGCAGCTCATCCGGCTTGTTTTGAGCGTATGCACTACGACGGAACAAGACGTCGGTTATACTTATTTGCAGAAGTTGCCGGATTGAACTTGTCCAATAGGTTGTTGTATATGAAGATTCAAAAATACAACGATATAATCACTGTTGCAGATAGTGCAGAACCGAAATCAATTGATGAGTTAAGGAGTTATGGCTTGAGGGTAGCTCCTGCAAAGAAAGGTCCGGGTTCAGTAGAATTCGGAATCAAATGGTTGCAAGACCTTGAGGCTATTATCATTGACCCGTTACGCAGTCCACTGGCTGCAAAAGAATTTATTAACTATGCATTAGAAACAGACAAAAGCGGAATGGTCAAAAACAAATTTCCGGATAAGGACAATCACTCCATCGACGCAACCCGTTATGCATTGGAAGATGATATGATTGGGTATAACATGGATGGAGTAGGGCTTCTGAGAGGAGCGAGAATTTATGGCTAAACAAGGATGGCTTAAAAGGGCTGTTGGTGAAATATCGAAACTGCGTCAAAATCTATTCGGCCAATTTGGAAGCCTTATTGGTGGCAGCTGGAACGTTCCATATGTGCTGAACAGCAGCCGGGTTGATTATGAGCTTGCACGGCAGCTGTATCACAACACGCACGACGATTACAAACTGGGTGCCGGGTTTGCTAAACCAATAATAAATACCTTAGCCGGTTTTATGGGCGTTCCGCATTTTCGGTGTCAGGACGAAGAAGCCCAAAATGTCCTGGATGAGCATATTAATCGATGGGTTAGCCGGATGCAGCGAACTCACCAGCTTAGCTTAAGAGACGGAGATTGCTTTGTGATATTGGCCAATCTGGAAAATGATGACCCGCTATTTCCAGATGAAGAAAACCGGATTGATTATATAATCATCCCTCCAGAGCAGGTAGCGGATATAGAAATAGACCTAATCACTAGAAAGCCTGTTATGTATACAATTAAAGCGAGAAGCAAATGGGACGAAGGAAGACGGGAATATACTGTGACACAGAAAATAACGGCTGATAGAATTATGGTCATTGTAGAGGGAGATGCCCCTGAAGGCCTGACAAGTGAAATACGGCCTAATCCTTGGGGGTTCATCCCGATTGTTCATTTCAAGAATGAACCAGAGGAAACAGAACTATACGGAACTAGCGAACTTGAGCCAATAGAGCCTTACATGAAAGCCTACCACGACGTTATGTTGCACGCCATGCAAGGTAGTAAGATGCATAGCACGCCAAGACTGAAGCTGAAGCTCAGGGATGTGCAGGGCTTCTTGCAGAACAATTTTCCAGAGGCGCTAAAGGCAGTACAGAGGGGCGAACAGGCAAATATTGACCTGAAAGGCCATGAGTTGCTCATATTCACAGATGAAGAGGATGCCAGTTTTATCGAGGCGCAATCGACAATTGGTGATGCAGAAGCTTTATTGAAGCTTCTCTTTTATTGCATTGTCGACGTTTCTGAGGTCCCTGAGTTTGCATTCGGCGTCCATACTCCTTCCAGCCACGCCAGTGTAAAAGAACAGATGCCTTTGCTCGTTCGCCGAGTTGCAAGAAAGCGGGAGATGGTTACAGAGAACTGGCAGACTTTAGCCCGGATGCTGCTAGTTATGCATAGTAAGAAGACTGGCAAAAAGTTTGAGAGTTACGAAGTAGGAATTACCTGGGATGCCGTTATCGAGCGGGATGAAAGGGAATACGCAGACACCATTAACACCTTGGTGAATGCACTTAATACGGCTTTGTTTGGAGGCTTTATCAGTCTGGATGCTGCTGTGGACCTGCTAGCTCAGTACATCGACACCATGCGGGAGTATGCTACCGATGACCCGGAACTACCCGGTGAAAGGGAAAGGATTATCAAATCGTGGTATTTAAGAAGTAGGCTGGAAGATACGGAAGGATTGCTTAATCAATTGGAAGATATAGAAAAGGTGCTGAATCCAAACCAGAATCAGAATCAAAGCAACCAAGGATGATAGCCGATGACCAAGGAGATAGATGAAATCAAAAAGGCGGCCAGTGATTACCAAAGATGGGCATTAGCTGCGCGAAAGCAATACATCAATTTACGATTGAGACAGGATAAGGAAATTGCTAATCTATATATCCGTTCAGCTGATAGGATTGCCAAGGAACTACAACAAATTGGAACAACCACGATTTCGGGTCAAATACGAAAGAAACATTTCAAAGAGTTGGAAAAATCTTTGCGAGCGGAAGCTGAGCTAATACAGAAAGGTTTAACAGAGGCTTTCGTTGACTATATTAACTCCGCCGCAAAGGCGGGGGCAGGATATACTCAAGGTGTTGTATTGAATTTATTTGACCAAGCGGGATTGAAAACTTCTGGGATAAGGAAGCTGTTCAGCCGGGTAAATAAGCAAGCCGTCGAAGCAGTTTGGGCGAGGACGAGAAATGGACTTTATTTATCAGATAGGATTTGGGAACAAAGCGAAAATTACCGTACCATAATGAGGGACTTGATTCAAGAATCCGTCGCAATTGGACAAGATGCAGTGACCACCGCTAGGATGATTCAACGATATGTCCGTGAAGGGGCAATGACTCTTGCAAAGAGATACCCTGACATGATGAAAAGGATGAAGGGTAGAATCCCGGGGAACATCAGCTATGAGGCGTTAAGGCTTGCGAGGACCGAAATGTCCGCGGCATTCGGAGAAGGAGCGATAGCCGCGGCACGAGTTGCTCCCAGTTACATCGGGATGAAATGGGTGTTGAGTAAAAGTCATCCTGTAGTTGATATTTGCGATACACTTGCTACTTATGATTCAGGATTAGGTCCGGGAGTTTATCCTCCAGGCGATGAACCACCTTACCCGGCTCATCCGAATTGCCTTTGTGTATTGGTACCGATACATGAGGAACCAGAGAAGTTTATCGAGAAGTTGAAGAAATGGACCGAAAACCCTGAAAGTGAACCAGAGTTGGAACAGTGGTATCAAAATATATACAAGCCTGGAGAAGGCAAGGCGAAATTGCCCAAAGCCTCTCAAAAAGCCGCTGAATCAGTAGCAAAAACCGCTGCAGAGGCTATGGAGAAAATAGAGGAAGAAGAAGAGGACATAATCAATCTGGATGATTTCGAGGATTTGTATGAAAAATACCAGCCAAAAGATATTGGTTTGAATAATACAATTGAAGACGTAAAAAATCACAGTCACTTTTTGAGATACGAGGCTACTGAGGATGAACAATATGCGGCAAGGTATTATACCAGTTCGTTAGGTTCTGAAGAATTCAACCGAGCCTTGAGGTTCCCCGAAATAGGGAAGACGGCTAAGAGAGAAATCAAGAAAGGGATTCAGACTTTAACCAACCTTATTAAAAAAGCCAGTCCATTGAGTCAAAACACGATATTCTACCGCCATGACGGGTTGAGGACATTAAGACACCACATCGGTACGGAAGTATTGGAGATGGCATGGGACGTAGTTGTGAATGGTGATACTAGTAAGATGCCGGAACTGAAGAAGCTATTGATTAGATCAGAGATACATGAGAAAGGATTTTTGAGCACTTCCTATCGCCAAGGCGTGTTTGTTCAGCGAGATGGTTTGGAGATACGAATTTACGCACCCAAAGGTTTCAGGGGCGGGTTATTCCTAGAAGAAGTAT